AGCACCGTCAAAAACTTCTTTTATTAATGAAAAGCCCTCGCCAGTATCAAATCTAGAATATAAAACACCAGAATAAACACCATTATAATTAGCACCATAAGTAGGATACATTTTACCACTTTCATTGTCTAAAGCTATGTCTGTAGTAGTACACATAACATAACATAGATCACTTAGTCCAGTAGCTAGAGTATTATCTACTACTTGACCATTACAAACATAATCACCTAGTTCTAAATTTTCTGGTATAGTATGTAGTCCTATTTGATCATTGTTTACATGTTCACGTTCAATAAATGACTGTTTCCAGGTAAAGTCAAATTGCCATGTCTGGTACACGTCCGTCTTTATTTCGATAGCAGTTGTATCGTTATTCATATAAGTATAATTAGTTATAAAAGCATAAAACCATTTATCGCTATATGCTTCATTTTGATACATAACATAATTGTATTGTATTGCAGTGTCATAGTTTACAGGTATCCTTAAAGTACCGTTTTCTCTAGCATAGGTACAGTTATCTACAGTTAAAGAAGTTAGTCCATGAAAATAATTATATTGAGCAGTCTTGCTGCTAAATTTTAATTGATGTAAATTATCCGCTTCTAGTGGACATTGTAATAATCTTATCTCGGTTTGCGGTGTAATTACCATTTTAAAGTCACCTCTTTCATAAATTAAAAATAGGATATAGGGATCATTACCCTATACCCTATAATATTAGCTTTAATTAGCTAGCAGCGTTAACAGTAACAGTAACAGTTCCTGTAACAGGTGTACTAGCACCATTAGAAGCTGTAATAACAGATGTACCAGCAGCTACACCAGTTACTTCTACATGTCTATTATCTATCTTAGTAACAGTTGCTTTACCAACAGTACCAGATGTAAATGTAATTGTATCAGTGGCTTGGAAAGGTGTAGTTTCAATATCTAATATAATCTTTTTACCAGCAGTTACTTCTGGAGCAGTTTGATTAAATTTAATTGCAGTAGCAGCTACAGTAGGAGCAGCAGTTGCTAGAATTAAACCATTATTAAATAATGAGAAGTTATACATCTTTGTTAAGTTAAGATATATTTGCCATGTACGGTTATTAGCATTGTAGAACTCGTCAACTTGTTCGTCTTGAGTCTTAATTCTAAACCAACGTCTATCGCCGATAAATGCTACAATGTTAGATCCGTCAAATACTTTATTACCTCCATCGTCATAGATATCGAAGTTATCGATAGGTAAAATACGTCCAAGTAATGTACTACGATCTAAATTAAATGCAGCAGCCATAACATTAACATCTAGTTTACTCATTAGATCATTTTTAATTAATAATACAATGTCTTCTGGAGCAGACCATACTTTAACAGGTTTACCATAGCCACCTAGTTTAGCCCACGCATTATAAGCTGTACTAGGTAATTGCATGTTAAGATAATATTCTCTTAACTTAGCTACAAAAGTCTTCATTTCAGCTTCTGTAGTAGGTACAGTTACTAATTCAATAGCAGCTTTATTATCTTTATATGCACCAGATACAATACCTTTAGTAAATTCGTATTCATTAATATAAGCACCATTATATAATGACTCAGTAATACCGTCAATAAATCTATTTAAATCATCCCATGAAGTAAACGCTTTTTTAAGATCATGACGAGTTACTGTTACAGGATATTGTAAGTCCATATTGATAGATAAATATTGTACTTTTACATCAGCTTCATATTTTTGTAATAAGCCAGCAAAGTCGTTAACATTATATTTTCTACCTTTAGCAGGGTTTACGTACATATCTTGTACTGTATAACCAACAGGCATCTCGTCACCCTCTAATACTCTTAGTGGGTTTCTAAATCTTCTAATATCAAAACTTGTAGTAACAATTCTTTGAATTAACATATTCATGAAGTCATTAGCTACTTGTTGATATTGAAAAACAGGTCTTGCAAGTACGCCGATATCTGTATTGTTATCAATAATAGGTATATATTGATGATATACTCTACTTTGTTCTACAGACATTTCACGTAACGCATTTAATGATTTTACTAGTCCTTCGTTCATTTTCAACACTTCCTTTTATAATTTTGTTTTGAGTCTACCCATTTCGTCAAATAATGAGTATACGTCAATTTTAGTATTTTCAGCTTCTTTAGTTTCTTCTTTTACTTCGTCAATACTAGGACCTCTAGGGATCTGTTGCATTAACTTAGCATTAGAGTCTATTAGCATATCATTGCGGCTCTTTAACTTTTCTTTATCAGCTTGCAAATTTTTAATAGTTGATATAGTTTCGTTATTTTTAGTGATAATACTAGCAACGTCGTCTACTATTAATGCACTATTTTCTTCGCCTAACTTGTCAAATATTGACTGAGTAATAGTTTCTAACTCTTCACTGTTCATACTATCACCTCTATTCTATCATACTTTACACTTATTTGTCAATTATTTACGTGACTTATTTCTTAGTTTATTAGCATATAATACCCAGGGAAATGGTCCAGGCTTAGGCCATTGTCCGCCAGGTCCAGGTGTAGGTCCTGGTGGTGTAGGCCCAGGTCCAGGATCATTATGAGCAAAACTTCGCCAGTTATAATTTATACGTTGACCGTTATGATTATCATAATAACCTTTATAAATATAAGTATCATTAACACCTACTAAATTATATAAGGGGGCAGATCCTTTAAGTCTATATCCAGGTAAATTAGATGTACCACTATCAGCATAATAAGTAAAACCTGTATAAGTTCCTTTTTTAGCTTCTATATGTACGTGATCACCACTCGCACCCATAGTACCAGTATGAGATATTATTTGTCCTTGACTTACCGTATCACCTACATGGTGACGATCTAGTGAGTTATTTTCATGAGTAAATTGTATAGTACAATAGTCTACAGTACCGTCTATAAAATTAACTTTTTCGTCACTAGTCCAGATAATAGCAGGAGCATTACGACCATATCTAGCTACACAATGACAGTCAAAAGGAGCGTAACAAGGACACTCATAATCTCTAACTACATTACCACTAGAATTAAAGCCAGCACCTTGAAAGTCCATTGCGTATAAATGATCATGACTGTAAGTATATTGATAAGATCCTTGAGTTAGCCACATTACCTCTAAAGGAAATAAAAAGTTTTGTCTACCGTTAGTACCGTATCCTGTTTGACCAGCTTGCATTACTTCAAAAACCTCTTACAACAATAATATTTATTAAGATTATCTACTATAGCAAAACTTCCAGAAGCACCAAAATAAGGCACGTACTCATTATTATAAATTTTGAAGTCTTTTACTACAGATAATCTACTATAATTCATTTTATTATGTACTAACAATGGCTCACTAGGGATATCTTTAGCAGTCTTAGTAGAATATATCTTACTTTTTGCTTTACTATTATCGGCAACATGTTGCCATGGATACCTTGCTATATATTTTATTGGATCAATTCTTTTAGACTCTATATATTTACTACCTTTTACCATTGCAAAATGTAAATGCGGACCTGTTACTTTACCTGTAGCACCCATGTTAGCGATCCACTCACCCTCAAGTACTCTAGTTCCTTTTTTAACTCTTATAGAATTATCTTGCAAGTGAGCGTACTCTGTTATACAGTTTAACTCTTTATGATAAATTCTAATAACATTACCACCTAAATTTTGCTTATAAATTCCTATTACCTCACCCCTAGCAGCTGCGTATACTTTTTGATTTTTACCAACTGAGTCAGTCCAGCCTAAATCTACAGCTTTATGACTCGCAGAATATTCTTGTCTTATATTTATTTCATTGACAGGATATTGCATATAATCACCTCTATTTACTACTCTTTTCTAGTTTTTCAACACGCATGTTTAATTGTTCTAAACTTGTTAACATTTTAACTTGAGTATTTGAGATCTCTTTTAAAGTATCATTTTGATTTTTAAATAATTCGTTTGACTCTTTTTTATCTGTAAAAATATAATAAACAAACATAACTACACAAAATATAGCTACACCGTTATCTGTTAAAACTTTTATTAAATCTTCCATGTTAGACCACCTTTCCTAGTATAATTATACTACTTTACGGTTTTATTGTAAAGTCAGTAGCTACTAGGATAACGCCACCCTTAACATGTTTAAATGTTAGTTTTTTATCTTCATAATTAGGATCGTTAGCAGCTATAGAAAAACCTACTTTAAAGTTATCTAGAGTAATATACTTAGATAACTTTTTAGGACAGCCTGCTATAGTAGAATTAACTTTACCGTCACTATCCACCTCAACGTAGCATTTTTGACGGATAAATTTACCTTTAACAAAAGTAGACTCGACTTTATACGCACCTAGTTTATAGTCGTCTATATCCATTATTTTAGATAACTCTTCGACGGATAAACTTCTGCAATGTATAGAGTCTGTATCACTATAAATATAATAGTCTTCGCCATAAGTAGCTAGACTATAATCTCTAACAGCCTGGCTATTACGTATTATATCCGCCCTGGCGTAGCTTGTTATAAACGTCGCTACAGGACAGTATATAGTATCTTTTATCTCACTTTTATTAACTTGATAACCTACACTGTTATCACCCTTAATAGTAGGGCGTTTAGATCTAAATAAGCCATTAGTACCAAACTTACCATATAAACTATTTAACATAAGTTTAGCTATAGTACGTCTTGCTACACTTCCCTCTTTTTGACCGTTTATTTTTTCATTTATCCAGAAGTCAATATATTTATTAAACATACCTTTAACAGCCCTAAATTTAAAACCGCAGTTATAAGTTAAATCTTTTATATCATAATGCTCGAAAAATAAATCGAGATCAACACTGGTAAGTGTCAGCGTTTCTAACTTCCCCTCGGTATCTTCAATATACTCGTTTTCCCTATAAGCAGGGTTATGCTTAAGCTGAATTGTCGGCAGCTTACCAGGTTTAACCTTAAATGAGCAGCTTATACTCTGGATATATAAAGGATAAGTTTTATCCTCTTTATATTTACCATTATAAAACTCTGGCTCACCACAGGGTAAAAATTTTTCTCTCATCATTGCAGGATACATACTATTCTTATCTATAACAATACCGTCATTTACTATCTTTTCTTTATAATAAGGGTTTAAATAAGTCCAGCCGCCCTTATAAGATTTACGTATTATTTCGTCCTGTTCCTGAGTAAGAACAGGGAAAAAATACTTAAAGTCGTCTATTGTAGTTTTATAATAAGATAAAGCATTACTAGCTATAGTCATTTTAGTTAGTTTCTTATCAAACATAATCTTTAAAGCTCTAGACATAACTTCTACGTCGTTACGAATATAATCTACTTCATGATCTGTAAGGTGGTGACCTATAGGACGATAATAAGTATAATCAAGTTCTAACTTCTGTATGGGTAAGTTAAAACCTTTTTTAGAAGCGATATATTCTACACTAAAGTTAAGTATCTTTAAAGAGTCATATATAGTTACTTTTTTAATATGAGTACCTTTAATATAAAACCATATCTCAATAGAATAAAATTGACCTGTATCTGTTATTAAACAAGTATAAGTACGATCTTTAGCTTCTTTTTTATTCTCTATATAAGTGTATCCGTGGTCTTCAAGCCACCAGAATATATACTCTCCATCAAATTTTAAGTTATGAAAATATAATGTAAAATTATCTCTAGCTTTTTCGATATATTCCATAAAAGAGTCTAGATCTTCACCATAGATAAAGTTATCAGGGTTACCGATCTCACATAAAGCCCACGCCCACACTCTAGCATAACCGTCGATATTGTACCACTCTAGAGTACTAGTTTCAAAGTCAGCAGTATACTTTTTCACTATTGATATTCTTGTATAATAGTATCTAAGTTTTTCTCTAACTCGTTAAAATTCTCGACAATTGCCTCTTCATAATTCTCAGTACTAACATCTACACCTAACTCATTAATATTTTTATAATAAAATATAATATTTTTAATTAAACGCTCTCTTTTTGTTAGTTTTGCAAATTGCTCAGGTGATAACGCCATTAGTTTTTCACGTACAGCATGTACACGATCATGACTAATATTACCTAAATAAGATGTATCCAAGATCATAGTAGCATAATTTTGCTGCCATTGCTTAGCATTTACATCACGTAAATTACCACGCATAGAATAGATATAATCTTCTATATTAGAAGCATTTAACTCTTTATTAGTTAACGCTTCTAGTCTACCTAGGTTACGATAACCCTCGTCAAACTGTTGACTCATAGATATAGAGTCTTCTACACCAGCTGTAGTATATCCGTGCGACTCGTAGTACTTACGAGTTCTAGTTATTCTAGACCTCATAGACTTACGATATCTTTTAGCAATGTTTTCTTGGTAAGTAGGTATACCAGAAGCTTGTATTACCTCGCCACCTCTTTTAGTATACTCTTCTAACTCACTTAATCGTCTTCTTAAATCGCCTCTAGTTCTACTAGTTTGCTTAAGAAGTTTTACATCTGCTTTAGTTATCTTATTAGGTATGTAAAATAAACCGTAGCTATCTCTAGCTTGTACTCTATTTATTTTAGCGTTATACCTGTTTATAACTTTTCTTATCTCTTTATTAAATTTTTTGTCATATCTTATCACATTATATCAGTCCCTTATAAAATGTTAAAATCTCGAGCTTGTCGTTTAATTCAATACTATGATATTCAACTCTAAACCCTCTATTTTCACATTTACGATACCAACATAATAACATAAGATCTTCTAAATTAAAACTCAATTTATATTTACTATTAAATTTATTGTTTTCATTTTCTATAAAGTCTTTGTACCCTTTTAAAAACTTGTTTTGATGAAATACACTAGAGAAGAAGAATATATAATCTGGATATTCTTCTAATCTTACTTTAAAACGTGTATTTTCTAAATTATAAATAACATTAGCCATAATTATTTAGTTAAGATTAACTTTAATAATTGATGTCCGGCAGTTTTTGCAGGTACTTTTATAACTTTTAACTTCATAACATTATCTTTACTAGGTAAACCTTTAATAGCTGCTATTTGAGCAATTGAATTATATACACCATAAGCACCAGCTACATAAGTTTCACCATTAGTACCAAAAAGCATAGTTACATATTTTGATCTCGTTGATACTTCGCCAGTTTCCTCGTCTACAAATTCTGTAGGACGTTCTTCAATATATGCTCCATTTACTTCAATTACTTGATTTACCATATCATTTAATTTATGATCACAATTTTGTAAAGCGTTAAGTAAGTCTATTTGATCGTCTTCGTTAGTTAAATCTAGACTAGATACTCTCTTAACATCTGCACTAAATACAGATAAATCGCTTCCTATTAAATTATTGTTAGTTACTACTAATTCGTTTTTAACCTCTTCATTTTCTTTTACTACTTCTTTTGACATTTTAAATTACCTCTTTCTTATTTTATTTTTAATTTTACACATTATTTTGTTAAAATTTGTAGTTTTTCTGCAAAAATTGAATAAATAATCACAATATAATGTATTATTTTTCATTATTCAATTTTGCTAGTTTTTCTTGAGTTTCTGCAAATTTTGCTTGCATTTCCTCGCTAAGTTTCTTTTGCTCGTATACAAGTTTAATCTTTTCTACAAACACCTTCTCATATTCTGGATCAGCTTTTTGCTCTACATATACAGAATATAAAAAGTCGATATCCTTGTCTGTCATATTTTCACCTCTTCCTAAGTACTTATAAGTACCATGATAACTAAGACAAGAGTCCTACAGATAACCCACAACAGACTCAGCGAAAAAGGAGCAGCCCACGACAGCTGGAGGGTTTTCGCATACGTCTTAGATATCATGCTACCTATAAGGCAGCATTAATTATCGCTAGCAGCAAGTAAACAAGCTATTATAAAACCTAAGACAAAACCTATAATAAACCAGATCATTTATAACTAGGCAGTTTATACTTTTTTGCTATCGCAAAATATTCGTTTTTATCTATTATTAAATTAGTATCTAATCCTAAGTTTTCTGCTACTTCTATTAATCTTAATATCATATAATCATTATCACCATCATTATTTTTAGATAATAACATTTGTACTTTAGCAGTTATTAAATCAAACAATAACTGTCTATCTTTTCTATTTATATAAGCCATGATAACACCTCTAATACATTTTTATTTTAGATAAGTACCACTCGTCACAGCAACCGTCACGCCATACGTCTTTATCTAAATCTAATCTATATTTCCATTTACCATGATAACAAGTATACTCTCTATATCCTCTATATAAATCTTTTAAATGTAAAACAAAATATTCTACAGGATCAGCTTCTTCTGGTATCGTTAAATATATCTCTAATAAACCTGGTGAGTCTTCTATAGAATATCTATATCTAACTTCTTGAGTATGCTCTTCTGTATATATTACTGTATCAAAGTTCCTTAACTTAAATTTTACTTGACCTTGTATCCTACGTACTTTACTCATATCCTATAACACCTCTTACTATCATTGTATATAAAGTATAAAAGTCTTCTAATATCATGTTATGATCTTTAAATTCAATATATACTCTTTTATACTCATAGTCAATACCGTCTTTTCTATTCCAGATAAATATATTATAAGTATCTAGCTTAAGCTCGTAACAAACACCTTGAGGCTCTCTAGTAAAGCCATACTCTTTTAAATCGTCAAAGCTCTTTAACAGATACATCTTTATCAACTCCTTTATATGTAATACTATCAACATGTGTTAAATATGTTTTTTCAAGTTTTCCATTAAGTCGAGGTCTAATATCTCCACCTATATATGGTTTAAAATTATAACCATAACTTTCTGCATATCTATATAAACCGACCAATATTTCATTTATTTTATCAATACCATTTTGTATTATATTTTCTTCAATATATTCTTTCACTCTTTATCATCTCCTTTAAGTATGTCTAAAGTTTCACTAATAATTCTATCAGTACAAGCACTTGTTTCAAATATAGTCCATTTGCCTAATGTTTCTATTGCTTTATTTATTCTATCTTCAGCAATTTCTAATTTAATTGATAGTTCATCAATTAATTTTGATAAATCTATAACACCTTGTCTAATATCACTAATATAGTTATTTCTTTTATTAAAATAATATTTATTCTTTGGTATAACTATTTTACTCATTTAAATTCACCTCTTTTATATTCTCTTCTATACACCAGTTCAAAGCTGCAATATAATCTTTTATGTCAATATAGTTCATTGACTCACGTGATCCTATTACTATAGTCTTCTCAATTCCTGTAGCACGCTCTTTTAATATAAGACAAGGATCTTCAACGTATCCTATAACCTCATAAACTTTACCGTCGTTAACAACTAACTTACCTAAACTCTCTTTATTCATTTTGTAGCACCTCCAATATCGTCATTATATAACGCCTCAACTAATAAATAATATTGTTTTATTATCTCTTTTATAGGATAAAATTTTATATTTTTTCTTAAAATCTCAACTTTATAAAATGTACCATCTTCTAAATTACTTACATAAATATCTAAATTATCAAAATTCATAAAACAATCTACTCTATAAAAATCATTATAACGGTTAAAATCTTCTGCTGCTATCATATAATATTTTACTTTATCATCAATTCTCATTATTTAACACCTCTAATCTCTTAGCTCTTCACATATTTTAGGATCTACACCATTATCAATACATGTTTGTACTGACTCTTCTGTATACCTATTCATTATAATAGTAAATATTACTATCACCAACAGCAGTATTGCTACCGTCTTCTTTTCGCTTTTTGTCATGTCTTTACCTCTTTTCTAAGTCTATTATACCACTTTAAAATAATAAGTCAATACTTTTTTACAAAAAATTTGACAAGTTATTTAAAACCTTGTAAAATATGCAAGTTTATGCTATAATTTAATTGACTTAGTTATGATAAATTCAAAATATAATGACTACAGGATCGCATAATCAAGGTGAAGAGCCTGCAGTCCTGTAGAACGTATTGATAGTACCGTTATATTATTTATAATATCTGGGTTAATAAAAGAGTAGATACTTGTATTTATTCTTTTATTTTGTTATAATATAAATAGTATGAGCTGTCACTCATACATGTATAGAGTTATGTCTGTACACCTCTAAACTTGAGTCATACAATTTGGTCTTGTATGACTCTTTTTATTATGATATAATAAAATAGAGGTGGAAATTATGCAGGAAATAGACGACTCTATATATTTTAACCCAGATAGACTCTTATCATATAATTGTTTATTGTCTATTGTAATAGGTGAGCGTGGCGTAGGTAAAACCTATGCAATGAAAGACTATTGCATTAGACACTTCCTTAATAAAAAGAAAAAATTTTGCTGGATACGTCGCTACGCTAGTGATCTAGACGAAGCAGTAGGTACAGCAGATGATCTAAAATTTTTTACAGCTATTAGTAAGAAGCACCCCTATAAATATGATATGACTACTAATAAGAAAATGATCTCATTATACTTAAATGATAGAGTCTGTGGATATGCAACCTCGCTACGTGCTGCTGAGTCACTTAAAGGTAGCGAGTACAGTGACGTTGATACAATAATACTAGACGAGTTCTTAGTCGGTGACGGCGGCAGTCATTATCTTAAAAACGAGCCTATGTATCTATTGTCATTAATAGAAACAATTGCACGTTTTCGTAAGATACGTGTAATACTACTAGGTAATGCTTCTGGATCAGTCATAAACCCATATTTTGACTTTTTCAAAATACATTTACCTTATAACAGTGAATATCAAACATTTAAAAATGGTACAATAGTAGTACACTATATTAAAAATGAAAAGTACCGCCAAGCTAAAAGAGAGAGCGAGTTCGGTCAACTTGTAGCAGGTACTGAGTACGAAGAATTTGCTATTGAGAATAAATTTACTAAAGACAATTATACCTTTATCCAGAAAAAAAGTCCTAAGTCTAAATTATTCTGCAATATCATTATCAATAATATGTTTTATGGTGTCTGGATATATAAACGTGAGATGTATATCTCTAAAAAGTATAACCCTAACTATGGTATCAATTTAACATTTGATTATAATCTACATAATGAAAAGACTTTACTTCTAAAGTCACGCAGC